AACGGTAACTTCAAGTTCAGCATTAGTAGACCCTTATACTGGTGATACTTTTGTTGTTGAAGACGGTGCTCTTCAAACAGCGAGTGCAACTCAATTAGCAACTCCAAGTAATTCATTTATTTTTGGATTTAATATTGTTCCTCAAGGATCAAATGGTAATACTAATACTGCTGTGATTCAATCATACTTAGGGCCTGTTGGAAAACAGCCTTTAGCTACTGAATCAATTGCAACTACTAATTTACCTGATGATTTATCAATGGGAATTATAATTGGAACTAAAAACAACACAACAACTGCCGCTACTATGTGGGTTGATTATGTTAAAGTGATTAGTTCTAGAGGCTTTGGTAGTTCAACTACTAAGTAATAACAATTAACCGAGGTAGGGTGTCAAAGCCCTACCTTTTATAGGAGATAAAAAACATGAGTATTCAAGGACCAATAAGTTCGTTCTCTGTTACTGCCGCAGCTTCTAATCAAACTATATATTCTGGTCCTGCTAGAATTTTAGGTGTTTATTATATGAATGACGCTGCTACTGGCACGATTGTATTATATGATGATTCAACGGAAGTATTTAAAATACAAATACCAGATGGCTCTTCAACAGAAAATGCAAATTATATTGAATTCCCAGGCGATGGAATTAGAGTTGATACAAGTTTAAAATATACGTTTACATTAGTTAAATACGGAACGATCCTTTATCAAAAAGGCTAATGACACCTGAACGATTATCAGCGTGGAGGATTTTTCCTCGCTTGTTAATCACCTTATATGGGATTGCATTCTGGCGAACAACAGAATGGTTTATGGATCTACCTGATCCAACTAATGCACAATCAGCATTTGTGTCCGTGGTCGTTGGTGCAGGAGCCGCATGGTTTGGTTTATATGTAGGGGGAACACGAATGCCAACACAAGGAAAAAAAGACGATGCTTAAATATATTGCTTCCATACCTGTGGTATTATCTTTACTTGCAGGGGCATACGGCGGAATTAATTACATCAATAAGTTAAATAATACAATTGATGATAATGAAGATGCAATTGCATTACTTAAACTGGAAATAGATAATATATACAAGAGTTTTGATGATGAAATAAATAATGTACATCA